GACGATGCCCTCTACAACCGTGTCACCCTGCTGGCTGAAGAGCGGCTGGCCTGCGCGGTCGTCGACCTCAAGGGCGTCTGCAAAGTTGCTGCGGCGACCTAATTAACAAAACGGGGAGGGTTTAGCGCCCTCCCCTGTCTTTTGAAAGGCGGTGAAACCATGCTGAAGATCTACGAATACCGTGGGCAAAAGTACCAGTTCGAGGAAGGTGAACAGCCCGACGGCGCTGTTGAGGTGAGGAAGGTGGCTCCGCCTGAGAAGGTGGCAGAGATGCCCGGAGAAAAGGCGAAAGCGCCAGCGAACAAGGCCCTGAAACCCGCGAATAAAACCAGGAAGGCGGCGAGCAAATGAGCCTTGTAACGAACTGGGGGTACACCATCACGGATGCGGATGCCCTGGCGGATATGCTGCCCCAGGCGGATTTCAACACGATGACCGCGAATAAGTTCGCCGGTGACGTGCGGATTCCCGCCAGCCTCTCAGCTGCCTCCATGGGCGTACGTAATCATTGCGGCTGGCATGTATCTCCTCCGCAGGCCTGCGAGTTCTCTGAGCGCCTGCTCTACGGGAACGGAAGGATCAAGCGGGTTAATAACGACTTCCTGGTGCAGCTGCCGGCGGCGTTTGTCACAGGCGTTTCGACCGTCACGATTGACGGTGAAGCCTGGACGGATTTCACGTTTGAGCAGAACGGAATCGTCCATCTGTTCGATGTCGCGCCGGTTTCCCGAAAAACTGAGATCACTGTAAGGTATACCGCGGGCATTCCGGACGCCATGATGGGATCGATCAAAGAGATCATCTCCGGACGGGCCACCAGGGCGCTCGTTGCACCGAATGGCGTATCCAGCGAGAGCGCAGGCGGCGTTTCCATCTCCTACAGCGCAAGCTGGGCGAATGGCGGCGGAGCTGGTGCGCTGCAGTCAACGGACCTTGAGACCCTCGAACCTTACAAGGTGAGGGGGGTGTTCTGATGCTTCCTTCCTGGGCAAATGACACAGTAACACGGATCCGTGCCGGCACAATCGAAGAGCGCGGAACCATCTACCCGGACTGGATCAATCCGGACGAGCTGACAATCGGCGGCTGCTCCATGCAGCCTGCCGGGACGTCTCTCTCCCAGGACGGGCGTATACAGGGCGTCACTGATGGATACACCTGTTATATGCCGCCAGGATCGGATGTGCTGACCGGCGACCGGATCGGGTACAACGGAAACGTGTACACGATCAAAGGCGAACCCCGGATCTGGAATTCTCCGACCGGAAGAGTGTCCAGCATTGTGCTGAACCTCGAAAGGTGGGAAGGCTGATGGCGAAACGCGTAGAGATCGAGTTCATCTCGGAAGGGTTTGAACAGATCCTGACCGGCGCCGGCGTTCAGAGCGTTGTGTCTGAAAAGACGAACGCGATCTGCGCTATGGCGAACGCCGCCAACACACGCGGCGGTGATGGATTCGAAAGCAACGTTAAACTGACTCACGCATATCGGAGCAACCGCTATGTCGGATTCGTAGGAACGACCGACAAGGCCAGCCGGATCGCAGAGTCAGAGGACAAGGCATTGAGTGGGGCGGTGATGTAGTGGTCATTCAGACTTCGATTGATATCGAGTATGAGATTCAGAAGATCCTGAACGAGTATATGACGACCTACTGCCGTCCGCTCCCTGCCAACTTCACGACCCCGTGCATCCTGGTGACGAAGGTCGGAGGATCCGACACGGACACCATCGATACACAGGAAGTGGTACTTGACAGCCGCGCACAGCGAGAGGCCCAGGCGATTGACCTTCTGAACAAGGCGACCGGCATCCTGCGGCAGATCGCGAAGGAAGGCACGACACCTGTCAGGCATGTCCGAATTACTTCATCCGGCAGCTGGGGGACCGACCCCGTGAGGCCGGATCTGGCGATGTGCTCCGCGCGGTTGAGCGTGACGGCGCATCTGGAAACCCAAACAATTTAAACGGAGGTAAAAACAAATGGCGACGAATGACGTCAACATCGGTGTTGGCCGCGTGTCCGGCATGTTCTACTATGCCCCGGCCAGCGACAGCCTGGTGATGCCCACTTTCCCCAGTGACACCCTGGCGGAGGATTTCATCGAAGGCGGCTTCATCTCTGAGGACGGCCCGACCCTGACCCCGTTCGGAAGCGTGGACGTGATCCGCGACTGGAGCCGGACTGCCCGGCGCCAGGTCATGACCGAGAAGGGCACCGTGCAGGTCTCTCTGATCAGCACAACGAAGGACAGCCTGACCGCAATCTTCGGCGACCGCGTGACCGAGACGGCCGCGACCACCGCCCATGGCAAGCTGCTTACGGTGGACATGAGCCAGGGACCGACCAGCAACCACTACGCTTTCGTCTTCATCGGCAAGGATGGCGACGATGAGTTCATGATCTCCAGCGCGGACTGCACCGTGACGGAGGTCGGTGACGTGGCCTTCAATCCCACCGGCGCGATCACCTGGGCGCCCACTATCGAGGGCGACTGGAAGTTCGTGAAGGACGACGGCCAGAAGACCAGCCAGTAAGGCAGCAAAAAAAGGAGCGAAAAAAACATGGCTGACTACATTGTTCGGAAAAGGACAGGCTTCACGTTTGTGCTGGAAGGCGCCGACAAGGTCTACACCCTGCCGGCGCTTTCCCGGCTTTCTTTCGCGGAGGCGGAGCTGATGCGGAAGATCGACCAGGCGGAGGACCTGGAAAAGCGTGGCAAATTGGTTAAGGAGTTCATCCTGAAACACGCGCCGGAGCTGGAAAACGCAGACATCGGCGACATGGGATACTTCGAGATCTTCAACAGCTACGCCCTGAGCGAAGGAAAAGCGAAGCTGGGGGAATCCTCAGCCTCAGCGGATTCGTAAGCGAACACCGCGAGGCAGTGGAGCATGACCTGCTGACGGCCACCGGGCACAGCCTTGAATCAGTCGGGCGCACTCTTCCGTGGAGTGCGCTCGGCTCTTTTTTGAAGTACATGGATCCATCCTCCGCGACCGTGCGGGAGATTGACCCGGAAGTGTCCGCTTGGGCCACAACCTACAAGACGAACATAATGCTGGCGGATGTGATTGATTATCTGGCACAGCTGACGGCAATCCTTATAAAGGCGCACGGTGGGCGGCCGAAGAAGCCGAAACCGTACCCGCGCCCCGGTGACACAAAGAAGAAATCAAAGACTTTCGGCGGGAAGGCATCCGCAATGCCGCCGGATGACATGAGGAAATGGATAGAGAAACGGAGGAAGAAGCATGGCTGAAGGCATTGAAGTAGCACGGGCGATAGTAACCATTGTCCCGTCTATGGAAGGCTCGCAGGGCGAGATGACGAAGCAGCTGACCTCCGCAGGAGAAGAAGCCGGCGAGAAGGCCGGCAAAGAGTCCGGCAGTAAGTTCACGAGCGGCTTCGGAGAAGGTGCCAAAAAGGGCGCAAAGGTGATGGCTGCGGCCGTTACTGCGGCGATCGCTGGAACGGGTGCCATGGTCAAGGGCATTTACGACGCTGCCTCCGCCACGGCCGCTTACGGCGACAATATCGACAAGATGTCCCAGAAGATCGGCCTGTCATCCGACGCCTATCAGGAATGGGACTTCATCGCGCAGCACAGCGGGACTTCCATGGAATCCTTGAAGTCGTCCATGATGAAACTGTCCACGGCTGCGGAAAACGGATCTGAAGCGTTCCAGAAATTGGGCATTTCCCAGGAAGACGCTCAGAACATGAGCCGTGAAGAACTCTGGAACGCGACCATCCTGGCCCTGACGGGCGTCACGGATGAGACAGAACGCGCCAGGATCGCCCAGGATCTTTTCGGCAAAGGCGCGACCGAAATGGGCGCTCTGCTGAATACCTCTGCTGAGGACATCGCGGCCATGCGCCAGCAGGCGCACGACCTTGGGATCGTAATGTCCGAGGAGGACGTGAAGGCCTCCGCCGCTTTCCAGGACAGCCTGCAGAACATGACGCAGACGTTCGACGGGCTGAAAAACCGGATGATGGCGGACTTCCTACCCGGGATCACGACCGTGATGGACGGACTGACGCAGATCTTCGCCGGCGATTCTGAAGGCGGCGTCGCACTGATCAAGGAAGGCATCGCCAGTATTTCCGATAAGATCAAGGAAGTTCTGCCGACGCTGATCGAGACCGGCGGCGAGATCCTGAAGGCTATCCTTGGCGCTATCACGGAGAACCTGCCGGCACTGATCCCGCTGGCCACAGACATCCTGACCACCCTGGGCGGTGCGATCGTTGAGGCACTGCCGACACTGATCACTGCCGGCGCGGATATTATCGTCAGCCTGGTTGGAAGCATTATCGAGCACGCTCCGGAGCTTCTGGAGGGCGCGATCGCTGCCGTCGGTGCGCTGACGGGCGGCATTGTGGATCTGTTCCCGACAATCATTGCGAAGGGCGGGGAGATGATCACCAACCTGGTTTCCGGGATCGCCGGTGAGACCAAGGAAGGCAGCAGCCTGTTCACGACCATCGGAACGGCACTGCAGAACATCCTGGGCAAGCTGGGCGACTTCCTGCCGCAGATCTTTGAAGCCGGCGGGAAGATCATCGGCGAGCTGGTCAACGCCATCGGGAATGAAGACAGCGGCCTGCCGAACATTCTGAAGGCGTTTGGAGACTTCGGGACAAATATCATCGGCGCCCTGGACGAACACGCCCCCGGAATTGCCCAGGCAATCAAGACCATCATGGAAGGGTTCGCACCGTTCATTCCGGCGATCCAGGACATGGTGAAGTCCGTCGCGGAGAACCTTCCGAAGATCGTCGACTCCTTCAGCAGCATCGTCAAGGAGATCAGCCCGATCATTGACAGCATCAGCGGCCTGATCGGCACGATCGGCGATGTGATCGTCGGTATCGTTGACAGCGTAGGGACGAACCTGGCGAGCATCGTCACGGCCTTCAGCGAGTTCAACAAATCGCTCGCGGAACCAATTGAAGCCATCGGGAACGCGATCAGCGGGATCATCACGGCGATCTCTGACGGCGTTGTCAACATCAACAACAGCGTGGCGAATATCCTGGAGAAGCTGTCCGGAGTTTTTGACAGCATCGGGAACGCCGCGACCAAGGCCGGAGATGGGTTCGCGACCGTTGCTGACGCAGCAATCCGCCTGGCCAATCAGACGAACGTTTTCGACCTGATCGCTACCCTGGGCGGCATCGCGAACGGGATCAAGGACATCAACCGCGAGGCCGGCTGGATGGCGGATCATGACATCGCCTCGAAGCTGGAGACGATTGGACCTCCGCTCCAGTCGATCACCAACAACGCGGCCGGGGTCGATACCGCGGCGAAGAATATCGAAAGCCTGGCCGGATCCATTAAGAGCCTGAACAATGAAACGAACGGCTCGGCGAAAATCAGCGGAAACATCAAGACCATTACCGATTCCATCGGCGGGATCTCAGAGCAGACGACGACCACGGGCGACGATATCCACAAGTTTGTTGAGACGGCGACGACAGAATTCGGCAACTTCTCCACGTCCATCGGGTCGGACCTGTCGGCGATGGAAGCGACCTTCAAGGGTAAGAACTACAATTTCAAGTACTACATGAAGGACGCCATCGACAACATCAACCTCCTGAACCTGGACCCGCTGGTAGACACCGTAAGGAACGCGCTCAGCACGATATCCAATCTGTTCGCGAATGTTTCCTGGCGGATCCCGCATGTCAGGACACCGCACTTCTTCTGGTCCGGTGTCTGGGACATGGACGGATCTGACGGCTACATGAGCGCCCCGTCCCTGAATGTCCGCTGGTACGACAAAGGCGGCGTGTTCACGCAGCCGACAGTGATCGGCGTCGGTGAGAAGCGGCCTGAGTTCGTGGGCGCCCTGGACGACCTCCGCGATATTGTCCGGGAGGAATCCGGCCCGAATGATGTGACGATCAATGTGTACGGCGCGGAGGGACAGGACGTCCGGACGCTGGCGGACATCGTAATGGAACGGATCCAGGACAGCATTGACAGACGGGAGGCGGCTTTCGCATGATCACCTGGAACAACGTGACTTCGGACAGCCTCGGCATCGTGGTCGAGGCTGCCCCTTTTTATAAGAAACCGAAACGGAAGGTTGACGTCTATTCTGTCCCCGGACGGAGCGGCAATATCATACGCCCGCAGAACGCCTGGGAGAATGTTGAGCAACCCTATAAGATCTCCGCCGGTGACGGATCACAGCACGCCGTCCCCGGCGCTTTTTCGAGTGTGGCTGCGTGGCTGTACGGGCCCGCCGGCTATCATCGGCTGGAAGATGATTTCGACCAGGCTCACTTCCGCCTGGCACAGTTTGTCGGTCCTTTCGATATCGAGAACATCATGACCCGTGTCGGCCGGGCGACCATCACTTTCGACTGCAAGCCGCAGCGCTTCCTGAAAAGCGGCGAGACACCCGTGACGATGGATAGCCCTGGAACGATCAACAACCCGACCGCGTTTCTGGCAAGGCCTCTTCTGCTGGTAACCGGCGGAGGTGCCGCGGGGACCGTAACCGTCAACGGCACGGTGTTTTCAATCAGCAACACGGGCGTGCCGGTCTATATCGACTGCGAATCAATGGACTGCTATGACGGCAGCGGAAACAACCGGAACGCAATTGTGTCGAGCAGTACAAGCGAATTCGCCACGCTGGCCCCCGGAGAGAACGCGGTAGGGTTCAGCGGCGGCGTGACCACTGTTGAGATCACTCCGCGGTGGTGGGAGATTTAAGGAGGTGGAGCGATGATCCCTGTCCTGCATCCAGCTGACTCCACCAGCTGGGCATCGTTTGGCGTAGGCGCCCTGGCTGATGCGATTTCCTGCGATGTCATCGAGGAGCGCAACGGCCAGTATGAGCTTGAAATGACGTATCCGGTCAGCGGCCAGCATTATGCGGATCTCGCGCTCCGGATGATCGTCCTTGCCAAACCGAATTTTACCGACAATCCGCAGCCCTTCCGGATCTATAAGATCTCGAAGCCGCTGAATGGCATTGTGACCATCAACGCACAGCACCTCTGTTATGACCTTAGTGGATACGTTGACGAAGCATTCACCGCAACCGGTGTGCAGTCCGCGCTGATCGCTCTGAAGAGCCACTGCACGCCGTCGCCGTGCCCGTTCACTTTTTCTTCTGACATGAGCGATGCCACCGGCGTCCTGGAAGTCCTTAAACCGACATCCATCCGGGCGCTGATGGGCGGAACATCCGGTTCCTTGATCGATCACTGGCATGGGGAATGGTCCTATGACGGATACGCATGCCGCTTCGATGCCAACCGCGGCACGGATCGCGGCGTCACGATTCGATACGGAAAGAACCTGACCAGCCTCCGCCAGGAAGAGAACAACGCCAGTGTTTACACCGGGATTTATCCGTTCTGGTTTAACCCGGACACGCGCGTCGTTGTCACACTGCCTGAAAAGACGATCAACGCGCCAGGTACATTCTCCTATACAAAGATCATGCCGGTAGACCTGAGCGACTCTTTTGAAGAGGCACCGACAGCGGCGCAGCTGAGGGCTGCGGCGAATTCGTACATTACCAGCCACGACATCGGCGTCCCGGTCGTCAATCTTCAGCTCGGATTTACCCAGCTCGAAGAAATCAAAGAGACCGTGGAACTGTGCGACACCGTGCACGTCTATTTTGACGCACTGGGCGTCACAGCATCGGCGAAATGTGTTCGGACCAGGTGGAATGTCCTGGCTGATCAGTATGTAAAAATCGAGCTTGGATCCATTCGGGCGTCTATCGCCGGAACGATCGCAGGCCTCAAGGAAACGGCCGAGCAGGCGCACCAGGCGACTTCAACCCTGGCGGACACGGCCCGGGCGGTCTCCGAGAGGATCACCGGTCAGATGGGCGGCTATGTCGTGGTGAACGACACCGACAACGATGGCCAGCCTGACGAGATCCTGATCATGGATTCTCCGGACAAAGAGACCGCGGTAAACGTCATCCGGATGAACAATGCCGGCATCGCATTCAGCCAGGACGGCTATCACGGCACCTATGGCACCGCCTGGAGCATTGACGGCCAGTTCGTAGCAGATTACATCACATCCGGCGTCCTGCAGGCGAACCTGATCCGGATCCTGGGCACGACCAATTTTTATTGGGATGCCGGGAACATCTTCATCATCAACCCGCAGGATCAGGGCCAGCAGATCCGCATCGGCCAGTATGACGGGACCCGCTACGGCATCGGCTTTACACGCGATGGTGGGATAACCTGGCAGACGGCCATGGACTTCCAGGGGCTGAATGTGTCAGCTACAGGGTTCAGTAAGACTTATATCTCCATCACGCCTCCGGATCCTGCCGATTACGGACTTGATACCTTCAATATCGGTGACGTTTGGGTTGAGTCTGAACGGCGGTATGCATGGGACGAGGTCGGCGAACATACTTGGTCATGGGCCGCGCAACACACCTGGCAGGAGCTGGGCGGAGCTACCGAGCCGAACATGTACACCTGGAACGGCGGCAGCTGGCAGAAGATCTATGACGGTGAGAGCTTCACTTCATTCGAAAGCCGGCTGACTGTCGCAGAGCAGGAAATCGACATGGCTGTCGCGTCGGTCGCGAGCAAGGGCGTGACCTACATCCGAATGACGGACCCGCGGAACGACTCCGGCGTCATCGTCAATCTGGGCGACCACTGGATCAAAGCGGATCCCGGATCAAGCGTCGTAACGTGGAACAAGGCAGAGACACTGTCCTGGAACGAGCTGGCTTCAACGCATGACTGGAACAGCATGGAGGGCCCGCAGGAATTCGCCTGGGACGGCTACGAATGGATCCTCGTTTCCGATCATGGCGCAGAGGTCCGTCACGCCACGGCGATCGTTGAGACCGACAAAGCGGTCACGGTGATGGCTACCGCGATGGCGACCATGAACGATCAGCTGGTTGAAAACACCGCCGAGCTGACGGTTCAGGCGAACGCTATCGCGAGTGAGGTCGCACAGCGGAAAAACGGCGAGACGGAGCTTTCCAGCCGGATCACCCAGACCGCCGCTGCCATCACGAACGAGGTCAACAACGTCAAGCGAGATTATGTATCGAAATCTTTCTTCACAATCAGTGATGGGAAGGTCGAGCTCAGCTCTCTGAAGTTCGACAGTCTTGGCGAGCAGTCGAGCGGGATTCGGATCACGCCCGACTCAATCAAAGTCTCAACCGGCGGCACGTTCTCTCTGACGTCCGCTTATTTAACGGTTGACACTGACGGAAAAATCAAATCCACAGCCGGATCGATCGGCGGGTGGGATATTAACAGCGCGGCCATCCAGCGGCTGA